GTTGGGTCCGCACCCAGGGGTTGATAGACCGCCCCGTGAGGGTGGTCCCCTGCCGCCCCCGTACCCGCCGTGGTCCCAACTGCTAAGGGGGATACCCAGGCGGTCCCGCCGAGCCCATCAGCCGTGGGCACCTGGCCAGAGGTGGCGGTGCCGGAAGTGAAGTCGGCAAGGTCGGCACTCGTCAGGGCATAGCCGGTTAAATCGCCGGGCTGGACGGCAGAGTCCGCGAGCCCGCCCTGTGCTGCTGTCGCAAAGTCACCCACGTCTGCCGCCGCCGCTGTGCCGAGATCGCCCGGCTGGACCGCCGAGTCAGCCAGTCCTCCCTGTGCAGCAGTGGCGACATCATCGCTGGACACCAGCAACAGGCTATCGGTGCCAAGGGTGGCGAGCTGGCCGGCGTCGGTGGAGACGGCGGTGGGTCCGGCAGGGCCAGTGGCTCCTGTCGGGCCTTGGGGTCCAGTGGCACCATCAGACCCGGCAGGGCCGGTGGCGCCAGTAGGTCCGGTGGCTCCGTCAGCCCCAGCGGGGCCTGTTGCGCCCTGCGGTCCAGTCGGCCCTTGGGGGCCGGTGGCGCCCTGCGGTCCAGTCGGCCCTTGGGGTCCGGTGGCTCCATCTGCCCCGGCTGGTCCGGTCGGACCCTGATCACCTTGCAGCCCGCGCTCGCCCTGGGGACCTTGCGGGCCCTGCTCGCCTTGGGGTCCGGCGTCACCCGTTGCACCCGGTGATCCGGTGGCACCAGTTTCGCCCTGCGGACCCTGTGGGCCTTGTGGTCCGGTGGGGCCCTCTGGACCCGTTGGCCCCGTTTCGCCCTGGGGTCCGGTCGGGCCGGTCGGTCCCGTGAGGCCAATGGGGCCTTCTGGACCGGCCGGGCCGGTCTCCCCGGTCTCACCTTGGGGGCCGGTGGGCCCCGAGGTGGCGTAAATCAGGCTGATCGGTTCGTCGATCTGCAAAATGGAGCTAGACATCGCGCGTCACCTCCGGCGAGATCAGGGCCGGACCCATGAGCAGGCGGCAGACATCGCCGTCTTCCCATTCCACTTCCATATCCCACACCGCCTCGGCGGGCAACAACAGGGCGGTATCCTCCGCTGCCATGACTAACTCGATGTGACCGGTGGCATCGGCAGTGATGGTGTCGTCCACTGTGGACACGTCGATGTAGGCCGTGGTGCTCTGGTAATGGTTGCGCACCTGGGCGCGCACGATGGCATCCGTGAGGTCCACCGGCACCGCCTCCGCCTCGGTAGGGCCATAGAGCCATTGCAAGGCCAGCTTGAAGGTGGCGCCCTGGTAGATGGTGATGGGGTAGAGGGTGGGTGCGACAACGAGGCCCATGGCTATTCCAGCAAGGCCATCAGGGCCTGATATTCGGATAGGGTTAGGTGATAGTAGTCGTCCGTATCACCGCCCTGGATGTTCGGCAAGTCGTTGTGATTGAGGGCGGCCAGGGTCTCCGGCTGGATGGCGGAAGCGGCCAGGGCGCCTTGGGCGGCAGTGGCGAAGGCTTCCACATCCTCAGCAGCGGCAGTGCCGACATCGTCCGCTTGTAGGGCGGTCAGCGCGAGTCCCAGAGCGTGATCAACGGCCGCCCCGTTGGCCAGAGACGAGATATACGGATCAGCCATCAGATGTGCACCCCGTAATTGATTTCATCCGCCGTGGCATAGACGATGCCGTCTGCCGTGATGAAGAGGGCATGACGCGGGAAGCCAATCGCCAGTTCCGCGCTATGGATAAGGCCAAGCAGGCTGAGCAGTCGCATTAGGGTGTCCAGGCGTGCAGCCAGGCGACGACCGAGGCGCCCGTCAGGCTCTTGGCATAAACATAGCCAGGCCCGACGAGATAGCGGTTGACGGCCTCGCTGGAGCTTTGCAGCGGCTGTCCGGCAATGGCCGGGGCCTCGTCGGTGGCCATGCAGGCGATGGCGATCTGAGACTGGGGGCCGTGGGGCAGGCCGAGGGTGAAATCATCGCCCGCGTCCACGACTTTTGCCCAGGTGGTGGTGATGGTGGGATTGGTAGTGGCCACGGGCGATCCTCGAAATTAGGCCGGGGCGAACCCCGGCGATTAGTGCTAGGCGGTGCCTTCAGCGGGGCTGGCGTGTTGCTCGCCATTCACGCCCGCGCCCATGGCGGCCGTCGGATTGACGGCGCCCTTGTACTGGATATACAGCACGGACTCGGCGCAGGCGTGGCTGGTGTCCTTATCCACATAGGCCCGGACATAGCGCTCGCGGGGCTGATAAATGTCGAGATAGACAATCTCGTCATCATCATCATCGGCGACGACCTGCTTGGTGCCTTCGAGATCGGCGGCGGTGCCCATATTGCTAGCACTGTCCTGTTGGGCTTTGATGGAATTGGTGCCACCCGCTTCGATAGCCGAGAAGCTGGCAATCATGAGCACACCGTCCCAGCCCTTCATGTCGAGCACGGCGCCAGTGCGGTCAGCGGTGCCGGAGGCATAGGCCAGGCCGACACTGATCTTGGTGTAATCCGTCAAAAAACCTTGCATTTTCAATACTCCGGGGCCGGATCACCGGCCCGCATCAAAGAGGTGATTAGGTGCCCTTGCAGAAGGCGACGGGGTGGCGGATACCAACATCGGCATCCTGGAAGGCTCGCAGCACCAGGCCACCCGAGGCGGCGAGGGTGGACTCGTCGGCCTTGATGTCGAGGACGCCCCACATGCCCACCAGCACCTGACTCCAATCACCGAAGATAATCAGCGAGGTAGTCAACTGGGTTGTGGTGTAAACCGGGTAGCCGTTGATTTCGTTGCCGATCTGGATAAACAGGCCGCTGCCGGTGTCCTTGCTGGTGGTCTTGCAGTGGCCGACGATGGCGGGGGTGGTGACGTAGGCCATGGAGCCGCCGAGGGCGTTGTCGGTCGCCACCTCCTGCTCAAAGGACACCATCTCCGCCCAGGTCGGGGAGGCATCGGTAGAGATGGCGGTGGTGTTGATGCTGGCGTTGTTGGCCACGCCCAGCGGCACCCCGGAATGGCCGGCACCCTCGAAGATGGCCAGGTCCAGCGCCAGGGCGGCGCCCTTGACCAGATCCATGCGCACCAGTTGTTCGATGGCCGGAGAGGACTGCGCCAGCAAGCGGCGGGTCATGGGCACGGCCCCGGAGATGGTGCGAGGAGCCAGGTTGATCGCGCCGAAGGTCAGGTTAGAATCGACACCATTGGCCCCTTCCTGAATCCACGAGAAGGTCGCGGAGCCGGTCTGCACCGGGATGGTGACATTGCCTTGCAGCCCCGGCAGGGTGCGCACCCCGGCCTGCATCGCTACGGATTGAGCGCGCAGCGCCTCGACGAACAAGTCGCCGCGATAATCCTGCGCGACGATAAATCCGCCGGCGGTGGGATCACCGACCGATTGGCGCTGAAGGCTGACGGCACCCATCTGGCGTTGCACTTCAGCGGGGACGAAGAAACCGCGCGGGGCCTTGCCGAGCTGGTCGGCGATGGCGCGGCTGCACTCCAGCTCGAAGCCGGCCTTTTGCCAGTCGCCCGTCAACTGCGCCAGAGCAGCGCGGACGATGGAGAACTGGCGGGTTTCCTTCTGGTTCAAACCCAGATCCGGCTGCGGCGCGGCCTGCTTGGGGGCCAGCTCCTGGGCGCGCTTGACGATACCCCAGGCTTCGGAGCGGAACTCCTCAAAGCCGCGCCCGAACTGCGAAAAGTCTTCGGCGAGGCGCATGATCTCGGTCTCGGGGTGGCGCTTGTTGATGTACTCGGCCAGGCCCATGATGGCCTGGTCTTGTTCGGCGGCGCGGTTGACGCCGGTCGCGGGTGGGGTGGCGGCTGCCGAAACCTGAGCTTCGGCGGATTTCGGCTGGTCGGCCATAGGATGATCCTCTTGAGGGATGGGCGCCGCCGGGAGGGCGGCAGGGGGTGGAACAGAGTGAGGGTGACGGCGGTTGATGCCGACGCCGCTATCGGCGCCGCGATCAACCAGGCTTACCTCGTTGGGTTTCCAGCGCAGGGCGATGAGGTGGTTGGCCTCCTCGCGCACGGCGGAAATAGAGGCGCCGACGCTGGTGTCAGTGAGGATGCCGTCCACGCAATCGAGGTAGAGCTTTTTACCCTTGTCGGAGCGCGAAAAGCGGATGGTGCCGAGCAGGCGGTTGGATTCCAGGCGCACATCGCGCACCCGGCCAATGGGCAGGTCGCGCTCGTGCATCTCCATCACGGGGATGCCGCGCGCCACGGCCTCGGCCAGATCGACGGCGGTGGGGTCCATGCTCAGTTGCACCTTGCCGAGCCAGGGGTCATCGAGGATGGCATCGGAGGCGAAGCTACAGGGAATCTCCATGGTCTCGCTATTGGCTTCGGCCCGCGTCAGGGTCAGCGGGATGTCGAGATAGCTGGGCTCAGTCCAGGCGGTAGGGGTATCAGGGGTCATGCGGCGGTCTCCGCGACGGTATCAAGAAGGGGTGAATCTGGCGGCATCTCCGCCATGGGCGGCGGCGGCGGCGCAGGTTCCGGCTCCGGTTCTGGCGTCAAGGCGGTCAGCGATAGCCCCAGCTTGGCCAGGGCGTCGCGGTCATCCGCCAGTTCTTGCCACACTTCCTCGGGGTCGCGCCCGGATTCGCGGATGATTTCGGAAACGCTCTTGGTGCAGAGTTCGATGGCGGCCTTGTTGGCGGCCATGTCCTTGACGGGATCAACCCACGGCCAGCGCCGCCCCTGGAAAGTGGCATTGCTCAAGGCCGGCAGGCGTTCAAAGGGCAACGGCTGGCCGTTGGCGCGGGTGATGCGCCCGGAGCGGATCGCCCACTCTAGCCAGCGTTTGTAGAGGGGCCGCGACACCCAATCGATCCACCACGCCTGCAGCAGCATCCACAGGTCGCGCTCGGTGAGGGCCCCCTGGCGCAGCGAGGAATAATTCACGCCTTCCAGGTCGTTGGCCAGGGCGTTGTAGGACACCCCGAGGCCGGAGGCGATGCCGCGCAGGCATTCCTTCACAAACTGGCCGTGATCGGTGTTGGGCCAGGAGAAATCCAGCGGCTTAAGGTCCCAACCGTAGGGCACTACTTCCACCCCGCCCGGCTCCAGATCCTGGGCAAAACTGCCGTCGGTCTGCTCCGTGCCGGGCTGGGTGCCGGGCACATAATCGGCGGTGGCCACATAGGCGGCGGATTTGATGGCGGCACTGCGGGCGGCGGTGATGGCCGCCTCCTCATAGCCGGCCAACATCTTCATACGCCGCAGGGAGGCGTGCGCCCAGGGGATGCCGCGCGAGCCCCAGGCCCACTCGGGCAGATAGACGTGGATGATATCCGCCGCCGGCACCCGCTCGCGCTGGGAGCCGGACTGATAACCCTGGTAAGGACTGGTCGCCTCGGCAAAGAGATGGTACGCCACC